GCCTGATTTTTGCGTGCGCAGGTTTTGGGGGGAGGGGTACTCCCTTCGCATATCACACATTGGAGTCACCATATGACAGGATCACGCGGACCGCTGCCAAAGCCAGCGGCTTTGCGCCTGCTGGAAGGTAACGCAAGCAAGCGGCCTTTGAATTTGGCCGAAGGCATCAATCCAAAAATTGAAGCGCCAAGCCCGCCTAAGCATCTTGGCCCCGAGGCGCGTAAAGAATGGAAGCGGATCACGCCGCTGCTGGTTGATCTGGGCTTGGTCAGCGGCCTGGATCGTGCTGCACTGGCGCTGTATTGCCAAGCAGTCGGTCGGCTGTCTGAGCTGGAGACAGCTTTCAATGGTCAGGTGGATTTGAAGGTGTCGGATGGCGCGACCTATTTTGATGCCGTCTACCAAGCCAGCCACAGCGTAACCCCATCGGGATATGCCCAGCAGAGCGTCATCGTGCAGCTGATCAAGTCGCACCGCGAGCAAGTCAACCGTTATCTGATGCACTTTGGCTTGAGCCCGGCAGCGCGTGGCCGCGTCCAGGCCAGCAATTACGTGCAGCCCACGCTACCTGGCATTGACCCCGCGCCCAATACGCCCACGCCCTCCGGCTTTGCCCGCTTTGGCATGGTGCAAGGCGGCAACAGTCAGTGAACCAGTTTGTCGAATTGGGCCTGCAGTACGCCCGCCAGATCGTCGCCGGTGAAATACCCGCCTGCCGCTGGACCATCGCCGCTGCGGAGCGCCAGCTGGCCGACTTGCAGCGTCCGACCGGTGACGATTGGCCATGGGTTTTTGACCTAGACAAAGCCTCGCGGCCCTGCGAGTTTCTGGTGCTCATGCCGCACATCAAAGGCAAGTGGGCGCGCGAGCGCAGGCTGATTGAGCTGGAGCCCTGGCAGTGCTTTGTGGTCACGGTGGTGTTTGGCTGGGTGCATCGCACAACCGGCTTGCGCCGCTTCCGCGAGGCATACATTGAAGTGCCGCGCAAAAACGCAAAGAGCACGCTGTCCAGCGGCATCGCCCTGTATATGCTGAGCGCTGACGGTGAGCACGGCGCGGAGGTCTACAGCGCAGCCACCACCCGCGACCAGGCGCGCATTGTGTTTGACGATGCCAAGGCCATGGCCGAGCGGCTGCCTGACCTGCGCACCTATTTGGGCGTGGCCATCATGCAGCACAGCATTACTGTGGCGCACACCGCCAGCAAGTTTACGCCGCTTGCAGCAGAGGCCAGCACGCAGGACGGTTTGAATGTGCACTGCTGCGTGATCGACGAGCTGCACGCCCATAAAAAGCGCGACCTGTACGACGTGATCGACACCGCACGCGGCGCGCGCGAACAGTCGCTGCTCTGGCTGATCACCACCGCCGGTAACGACCGCAGCGGCATCTGCTACGAGCGTCGCACGCACATAACCAAAGTGCTAGACCGGGTGATCACCGACCCCAGCATCTTCGGCGTCATCTACAGCATTGACGACCAGGACGACCCTTTTGACCGGTCCACCTGGGCCAAAGCCAACCCCAATTGGGGTGTGAGCGTGTTGTTTGATGACATGGAATCCGCAGCGCGCAAGGCCGAGGCCATGCCTAGCGCGCTCAACAATTTTTTGACCAAGCGCTTGAATGTTTGGGTCAACGGCGGCGAGTCGCCCTGGATTGCGGCCAAAGCCTGGGAGGCTTGCGCAGCGCCCGCTCTGCAGCTGGCTGACTTTGCGGGCGAGAAGTGCTGGGCCGGACTGGATCTGGCGCAGAAAAGAGACTTTGCCGCGCTGTGCCTCGCATTCAATCGCGAGGATCAGTGGTTTGTGTTCACACGTCTGTACTTAAACGAGCTGGCCGTGTCCGAGAGCGGCAACGCCCACCTGAGCGGCTGGGCCCGTGCGGGATACGTGCAGGTTACCGATGGCGACATCACCGACTTTGACGTGCTGGCCGAAGACATGCGCCGCGATTGCCGCACCTTTGACGTGCAAGAGATCGCCTTTGACCCGGCGCTCTCCATGTATTTCGCTGGCAAGCTGATTGAAGAGGGCTTACCGCTGGTCGAGATTTCGCAGCGCGCTCTGTTTTTCACACCGCCGCTGATCCAGGTTGAGAACCTGGTGCTTGAGAAAAAATTGCAGCACGACGGCAACCCGGTGATGTCCTGGATGGTCAGCAACGTGGTCGTCAAAGTATCCAAATTCAACGAGCTGCGCGCCCCCACCAAAGAGCGCGCAGAAAACAAAATCGACGGCCCGGTCGCCATGCTGATGGCGCTGGGGCGGGCGCTGGCTGTCGCCGAATCCAACAACATCACGCAAGGCTTCGTCATACTGTGAACACATCCACCGCTTGGACCAACGCGCAACGCCGCGCTGCCGTGCCCGGCTCGCCCATCTTGACCAACTGGCGAGCTGAGCGCGAGGCTGTGCGTGCAGGCAAAGTGTCCAACGTCAGCTACAGCGACTCGGTCATGGAGTCCTTTGGTGTCATGCCTGGTGCGGCAGGCATCTCGGTGACGCCGGTGTCAGCCATGCGGGTAGCGGCTGTATTTGCGTGCGTACAAAAGATAGCCGGTGCCATCAGCACCTTGCCGCTGGATGTGTTCAAGACAGACGGTGAAACGCCCGTCAAATTGCCACGCGACGACCTCTGGTACAAGCTCAACGAACAGCCCAGCCCGCAATACACCGCCGCCAGCCATTGGGAGGGCGTCAGCGTCAACCAGCTGCTGCGCGGTGACGGCTACACCTGGATCATCCGCAACCCCAACAACACCATCCGTCAGCTACTGCCGCTGCCATGGTCATCGGTACATCCCCAGCTGCAGACAGACGGCAGCGTGCGCTACTACATCAACTACAGGAGCATCAGCACCTGGGTCACGCCGGAAGAAATATTGCATTTCCCAGGCTTCGGCTTTGATGGCCTGAAAAGCATGTCCGTCATCAGCTACGCCGCCCGCAACGCCGTGGGCAACGCCATGGCCATGGACGAATACTCGGGCCGGTTTTTTCAAAATGGGGCGCACCCGTCCATCATCCTCAAAACCACCGGCAGGATGAATGACGAACAAGTCAAAACACTTCAGGCCGCCTTTGCCAACAAATATGCCGGTGTGGAAAATGCCCACCGCCTGCCCATGGTGCTGACCGAAGGCCTGGATGCGAAAGAGATCAGCCTCAACGCCGAAGACGCGCAGCTGCTCGAAGCCCGCAAATTCCAGGTCATCGACATTGCCCGTGCCTTTGGCGTACCCCCGCACATGATCGGTGAGACTACGGCCAGCACCAGTTGGGGCAGCGGTATTGAGAGCATGTCGCGTGGCTTTGTCACCTACACCCTGCAACCGCACCTCAAGCGAATCGAGCAAGAGCTCAACCGCAAACTCTTTCCGCGCGACGTGGGCCGCTTCGTTCGCTTTGACCGCGAGGCGCTGATTGAAGGCGACCTCAAAGCCCAAAGCGAATACAACCGCGCCGCGCTGGGTGGCCCGGGCACCGGCCAGGGCTGGATGAGCGTGGATGAGATTCGCAAAAGCAAAGGCCTTGCACCCAAAGGTGGCAAGTCCGCTGAGATTTACGACCCTCGCGACGCCCAAGCAACCAGCAGCCCCAACCAACCATGAACATCATTCAACTTCTGCGCGACAACGCCAGCCGCACCAAGCAGCCCTGCAACCTGGTGCGCAACAGCGCCACCGAAGCCACCATCTACCTCTACGACATCATCGATCCGTACTGGGGGATCAGCGCCAAGGCAGTCATTCAGGCCCTGGCCGACGTTGCCGATGTGCCTACCGTGCATCTGCGCATCAATTCGCCCGGCGGTGACGTGTTTGAAGGTCGCGCCATTGTCGAAGCCATCAAGCGCTTCCCCGGCAACACCATTGCGCATGTGGACAGCTTGGCCGCCAGCGCCGCCAGCAGCATTGCCATTGCAGCCAATGAGGTCGAAATTGCGCAAGGCGCTTTTTTCATGATCCACAACGCCAGCGCCATAGTCTGGGGCGACAAAGCCGACATGCGCAAAACTGCAGACCTGCTGCAAAAAGTCGAAGACACCATCATCCAAGACTACGTCACCAAAACCAAGAAAGACGCCTCCGCGCTTGCCGCTTGGATGGAAGCCGAAACGTGGTTCACCGGTGACGAAGCCGTCGCCAACGGTTTTGCCGACCGCCTGGCCCCCACCGCAAGCACTGCCACGCAAAACACCTGGAACCTGGCTGCCTACGGCAAAGTGCCGCAGCAACTTGCTGCACCCGCTGCGCCTTCTGATCCACCCAAAAAACCCGAACCCACAGGCACCGCGCAAACCAACCGCAACGCGCTGCGCCTGGTAACCCTTGTGTAGCGCTTCTCGCGCAACCCAAACCGCGCCAGGCCGGACGCCTCGCATCCCTTGGGGGCCTTCGGGCCCTTTTTTATTTTTTGAAAGACTGTCATGAAAAACATCCAAGCCCTGCGCGAGAAAATTGCCAACCTCGCAAAACAAGCCAACCACCTCATCGCTGAAAAAGGTGACCAAACCTGGACTGCAGAAGAGCAAACCCAGTTTGACAACCTGGCCGATGAAATCGCCCGCGCCAAAAATCAAATTGCCGCCATCGAGCGCTTGCGCAACCTGGAGGCCGACGTCTTCTTCAAAGACCCTGCCGGTGGTGGCGCTGGCGACGGCAAAAAGCAAGACGACGGCAGCATCAGCGTGCGCGACGCCGTAGCCCTCTACCTGCGCCTGGGCAACAACGTCAACGCCGAGCAAGCCATTGCCATCCGCAACGCCATGTCCACCACCACCGCTGCGGAAGGCGGCTACACCGTGCCGGCCGAGATCGCCAGCATGGTCATCGACAAACTCAAGGCCTATGGCGGTATGCGTGAGGTGGCCACCATCTTGCCTACCATCACTGGCGTCAATATGAACTGGCCTACAAGCGACGGCACATCTGATGTGGGTGCCATCGTCGGTCAAAACACCGGAGTCAACGTTGCTGATGTGACCTTCGGCACGGTTGGCCTTAACCCGTTCTACTACACATCCAACAAAATCACATTGCCTTCGGAGCTGATCCAAGACAGCGCCATCGACGTCATCAGCTACGTCATCGACCGGCTGGCTACCCGCATTGCCCGCATTCAAAACACCCACTTCACCGTAGGCGCGGGCACCACGCTGCCAGATGGCATCGTCACCCGGGCCAGCGCGGGCAAAGCAGGCGCTACCGGCCAGACCGTCACCGTCACCTATGACGACCTGATCGACCTCAAGCACAGCGTTAATCGCGCCTACCGTGCCCGCGCTGCATACATGATGAACGACCTGTCTGTGGCCATCGTCAGCAAGCTCAAAGACACCACCGGCCGCCCCATCTGGACGCCCGGTGATGCAGAGAGCATTGTCAACGGCAAGCCCGACACCTTGTGCGGCTACCCCGTCGTCATCAATGACGACATTGCCACCATGGCAGCCAATGCCAAGTCCATTCTGTTTGGTGACTTCAGCAAGTACACCATCCGCGACATTGCCAACACCACCGTTATCCGCCGCTTTGACGACAGCGCATTTGCCCTGAACAACCAGGTCGGCTTCTGCGGCTGGCAGCGCAGCGGTGGCAACTTGCTGGACACAGCGGCAGTGCGCTACTACCAAAACAGCGCGACTTAAAACCCCGTAGCCGCATAGGTCACCTGCACCACCTGGCGCGCTTTGGCGCGCCAGGCCGTTTCCCATTTTCCTGAAAGTCCCACCATGAAAATACTTGTTGCCCTTGCCGCAATAGCGGCCGCCACCATTGCCCCAGACTCCGCAGAGATAGCTGCGGGTGCCAGCTTTGAAGCCGGTGACGATCTGGCTGAAACCTTGATTGCCCAAGGCCTTGCTAAGCCCGCTGAAGCTGCACCTGCACCTGCCGATACCGCCAAAGCCAAACCTGTCAAAGCCCGCGTGCTGGTGGCCTGTCAATACGGCCAGCCTGACGATGTAGTCACCCTGTCCGCTGCCGACGCCAAGACCGCTGAACAAGCAGGCCAGGTTGATACCAACAAAGCCGCTGTGGCCTATGCCTTGAGTTTGCAAGCCTGATTGCGATTGATTCGTGAATGACGCTGCATTCAGCGTCATTTGCAAATCAATTTAT